CGGCAGTTGGGATTGATCAATTTCGTCAATAAAAACCCCAGGCGAAACAAACTTAAATTTATTAACAGACATTATCGTTTTCTCCTCTTAAAAACAAGCAACTAACATAGTTTTTTCTTTAATAAATAGTAATGAGAATTTCCAAATTCCTTTATTCTCTATAAAAAGCATTGTCATCGTTTAACTCCGGAGAGTCACCCATAATTACGCGCTCCCGCGGTATTTTAACTTCTACTGCGCTTTCTCTGACAATTACTTTTGGAGTTGGTTGGTTTTTATCATCACCGATTAAATACCCAAGAACTTTAATATCTAACATTGTTTGATATTTTCTCTCCTCATTCTCCATCATTCTAACATTGTTCTCTGGGGAGAAAGGGGCTTCGATAAAGCCTTCATAAAAGTGACCATTGTCTTTCATAACAAAATGATTAATACCGCCAGTTCTCGTAATGAAAGGTGTAACCATTTCGTTCATTTGCTGTTGATACTCCGTTCTCAATATAATATTGTAAGTTATATCAACATAAACCGGCATTGGGATTACATAACTTTGATAAACAACCTTTTCATTTTTTCTCGGAAAATTAATTTGGCCTTTTTTGCGAAGAGCGTCTGCTCTGGCAAAATTCATTGTTTTTTCTTGGTGCATCTTTCTCGTGACAACAATAGAGCCATTTTTATAATCGCTTTTTGGTGGCACATTTCCCCAAAAGGCTCCTTTTCTAGTTGGATCTTTAACAACTGAGGTTCTTTCAATCGTGATCAAGGGAAGAATTAAAGTACCAGAATCATCATGTAATTCTTTTTTATTTTTTATTTGGTATGATCTTTCTGCAGAAGTCCATATAATTGGTGTTTTTTTCCACCCCTCATTGGTTGTTGAAAAAATATTCATTCTTTCATCCATAAAGCGAAAAAATGCTTGATCTATTGTTTCCAAAGTTGATGGAACTATGGGAAATTCTTTATTTGGCATCGAAAAGCCCCTTGCGAGCCTTCACGCAGGTCGCTTCAATCTCTACTTTATGATCAGCTTGACCAAAAAGTTCTCTTGGTTCGTTTAAGGTAACTATTTCAAAAAAATCTTCGCCATAATAAACAAAATCTCCTTCTCTCACAAAAAGATCTTGATCCTCTGTCAATCTTCGCTTGTGAAAATGTATGACGATTGAAGGCCTTCTGTCAATTCCTAAATTTGTTGTTACTGTTTCGTGGCCGGCCCACATAATCAACGCATAAACGCGAACTGGTGATAAAAATGTTTTTGTTATAGCTTCTCCATAAAGAGAATGAAAATTGGTATGTTGTATATCTATTGGATAATAGATAATTTGCTGACCAATGACTCTTTCTATAAGTTCATCATTAACTTGCTTAACAAGGTCCCGCTCCTTTTTTCCAAGAAATAATGGAGGTGGCGGCTGTGCTGGCTGTTCCCATTCATTAGACATAACTCATGTTATCCCACTATAACCGGCACCGGGTAGGGCATATTTTGTTGAATTTTTGTTGTACTATCAGCTATAGCTGCGTCTTTTTCTGCTAATTTAGCGTATGTTAATTCATCGAGAGTCGTTTTTAATTCTTCTCGAAGTTTTTCTTGTTCTTGTTGGGCTTCAGATAGCAAAGCTGGGCCATTTAAGTTGACGCTTTCGCCAGGTATTGGAATGGCGCCAAATTTGCTTCTAACTTGGCCTAGCATTTCTTTACATAAAGATAAAGCGAACCTTCTAATCCATTGTTTGCCTATGGCATTGATATTAGCATAAGGAAGATTCTCAAATGGCAAAGTATTCATATTACTAACGCCATCAACTCCATCGTCCTTGTCAGATTCCACATCCCAAACGTCGTTTCGGACATAAAATTCAAACCACATTTTATTTGGTAAGTTTTGTACATTTTTTGGAAATATTCTTAATCTATTATTTTTAAGTTCATAAGACCAATGTGAATTTCGTGTATAAATTGCGTCTTCAAAGGCCATAGCTTGAAGTTTATTTTGCCAAGCAGGGATTATTTCAAAAGTTGAATCATCTGCAAATTGGCCATAGCTAGCTAAATCTCCAACGGTGTTTAATCCGCCGTAATAGCCGAAAAATCTCCACATTGCTTGGGGGGTTTTATAAAAAACTCGTGTAACATAAATTCTACTTTTATCCCGCGGTGATGAATTAAGTACTTGATAAAGGTCTGAACTCGTATCTGCATTTGCTGTTTCGACGATTCCCTGCAAATCATAATCTTGATGGTCGGATGTCGTTGTATCAAAAGAAGCGGAATAGACTCTTGTGCTGCCGCCGAAGCCAGCTTCTGTTGACATTCCATCGCTAACCCTTTGGCCATAAGAAAATCGCCATTTCGGATATCTAAGGTTTATTGGGTCGCGGCCGTCGCCTAAACTTGAAGAAAGTGCACCTGCCTGTAAAACTCCATCGTGATCAAAAGTGCCTGTAACTCCCCCTAAAGCGCTTCCAAGCATATTTTTTGCTTGGTGGATATTGAGGATATAAGAATATTCTAAAGTTGCTTCTTCATAAGCTGTAAAGATACTCCCGCTTGTCAGTTCAATATCTAATACGTCGCCGCCAAGTTTTTTGAAAACATATGAAACTTGATCTGCGGCGCCAGTACAAAAATACTGCGAAAACATAGCAGTGCTATTATCAGAATAAATTTGAAAAGGCAGAGAAGTGTTGTTCCTTACGTCACTGGGTGAACTTCCAGTAGGAAGCGTTATAGCACTTGTTTGACTTGAAGGTGTTAAAGTGGGCGTGGCCATTCATTTAGATCTCCTTGCTATAATTAGTTAGCCGCGGCCTAAAAAATCATATTTAGTCTTTCTTTGGAGATTTTCTTTTTCTAGTGGTTGTTTTCTTTTTAGAATCTGACGATTTTTTCCGGGGCGAAATTTTGCGAGATCGCGTTTTTGGTTTCGGCTCAGCTGTGGCAGATTCGTCGACCTCTTTTATAATAACTTTAGGAACCTTTTTCTCTTCGACTTCTTTTCTTTCTTCAACAACTTCTTCATAAGTTCCAGCAGTTATTGAGATTGCTTCTTCTACTGCTGCTCTAAGCTTTGCAAATTTTGCTGCAAATTTCTTTGCAAACTTTGGACTGTTCATTCGACGTTTTTTCTTTCCCATGGTGAACTCCTTTTGTTATATTATATAATATTATATTGAGAATTTAAAGAAAAAACCCCCTTCCGAAGAAGGGGGTTTTTAGTTTTGAATTACCAGTAAGACTTAATTATTAATCTTAGTTTGAAGTTGTTACAGTAATCGTGCCGCCAGTTGTTCTTAAGCAAGATTTAACAGTCATAACGTCTGTATCATTATTTGCATAGAAATACATATAAGATCCTGCCAGAATTGTAGTATCAGCAGCAGAAGCAGTTAATATAATATTCTGATGTGCATCCGTCGTTGCCGCTTGGCGCGTCACAATGTCATTTCCAGCACCAGTGCATACAACCTCAAACGATTCCGCATCTAACTCATTGTTAGCATGTGTGCTGATTGTAAGTACTTGAGATGCAGTAAACGTATTACCTGCAAAGATAATAAGTGAAAACATGTCTTCCGTTGTTATATCTGTCGTTGAATCTGTATATGTCAGTGTGGCTGGCAAATCACCGGTCAATCTAGTGATATTCAAATCATCTGGAATGGGCGAAGCTCCTGCGGTATTCAGTACATAGTCTGTACCTACAACTGCCGTTTCTCCAAATAATTTTGTCCCTTGTTCAACAGAGACGACTCCGGCCTGCTTTCCCAGTGGCTCTAGCGCCAATGCTAGCCTGAATAACGTCGAATTGGCCGTAGTCAATGATTCGCAATCCGCGTTTGTTCTAGCGGATCCGAAGTTGCGGATCCAAGGCAAGCCAAGCCCCAATTCGCTGTAACTGTGATGGCCCTTACCATCCGTGAAAGCTGCTCGATCTCGTTTCCGAGCTAACTCAATTAACGCTTGAAGTCTAGCGACTCCTACTCTTTTAGTACCCATGTCAGAAACCCTCCCTTGGCTTTCGCCATTTATAATCATGTCCGCATTTCATAAAGAAATGGAGATGGATCGCAATGCCCATCCAATAACAAGGTATCGAATCTTTCGATTCTGCTTATAAATAGTGCCCAGATAAAAGAAAACCCTGGCTCCTCGAAAGAAACCAGGGTTAACTCAAAGTTAATGTAACTTTTAGCTAGTTGCGCCGGCCTCACCAAGGAGTCCGCGAACAACTACCAGACCATACATATCAGGTAGATCGGAAGA